TGCTAAGGCGGAAACTCAACGATTCATGGTCAATAAGAACCAATGTTTCCAATATGGCAACTTCAAATACACGCTCGATACCCGGTGCAAATGGGACTGGTGGCTTCCGACCTACGGATTCGGGGGAGACCTGAAAAGCACTTTTGCCAGCACACAAAAACAATTCGATGAAGCTATTGACTTTTTCGATTGGGACCGTTCCCGCGCCTGGTATATGGATATCGCAGGCAGTCGGCAGGATTTCATCTATGGTATCTCCAAGAAAAATCAAAAAGTGTTCAAAGCATTCATTAAACGAGGCGATACGATTTACCAGAAAGGTAAAGAAAAGTACGAAGAACTTGCCTTCCGGTGGTGGATGCTGTTCGGTTGAAAATAAATAGGATATCCTTTTTTCGGAAGATATATTTTAAAGACAAACAGACATGAATTTAAACATCACATCCATAGATAAAATATCCAACGAGTTGGCAGCCATTGATTCCTATCTGAATATTACCATGAGTGAAGAAGTCCAAGAAGCTGTCCTACGTGGAAACGACCTTGCCGTCTATATCGCCCGGACCGGGAAACTGTTAGCAGATGCCAAATACCATCTGAACGGGAAAAAGAAATCGGAAGTCTTCGATACGTTACGGGAAACAGCCTCACGTGCCGGGGCTACCTCCAAGGCAGTAAATGCTATCATTGACAGTCTGTGCAAAGATGAACAATATCTTGTCGATTGGTGTGAGCGTTTGAACCGGACCGCGACTCATCAACTGGAATGGTGTCGCACTGTAATCAGTAAAGCAAAAGCAGAAATGGCCTTAGCGCCCCAAAGTTATAACAATCCTAAATTTTAAAAAGTATGGAAGATGAATTAGTAAAAGAACAACCTGTGTATGAAATTCAGAAAGTCAAACTTAAAAACAATCAGGTAACAGCTGACTACACAGAGCGATTTGTAGAAGCAAACTACAAGAACGAAGTAACCAAATCATCCCAGCAATTCGTTCATTCGGACCTGTTATATGCTATGAGTTTGTTAAAGACTCATGCCGTCAAGATTTGCGAAATGCAAGAAGCCGGAGTTGTAAATATCGAAAATCCTTCGGATGATGATCTGAACGAGAAACTGAAAAATATCGTTGTTACGGGGTATAGCAAAGGTGGATCAGACGAATCGGCCGGTGTTTCCATCCAGGCACAAAAGCTATTGAAAAGCGGACAAGTCCTTAACCTTTCCGTCCCGTTTACAAAATTCGAAGACGAATCCGGCGAAGGATATCCGTATGGGGATGCTTTAAAACAGGCGGTCAGCCGACTTGACTACGAAGTGGACGCTTACTTATTCGGCGGAAAATATGGAATCAAACAAGAATCGTTCGATTTCGATGTTCCCGAAGAAGCAGATATTACCGGAGAAGCAGAGCCGAAGCCGAAGAAACGCGGCCGCAAGAAAAAAGCAGAAATGGAGGAAGTCGCCGAAGAGATAAAAGCGTTTGACGAATTTGCATAACACCTACCACTATGACAATTACACTGCAAAATACAGAAAAAGGTCAATGTTATGCGGTGAAGTTTGACAGATACCGCCAGCAGATTGTAGACAAGCTGAAAAGCTCTGTTTCCATCCGCTGGTGGGACAAACAAACGGGCGCATGGCTGATTCCGGCAACCAACAAATGCAAAGCAGAATTGGATCAATTGACTTATTACGTCCGCCATTTCGAACCGGTACAATGGGGAACGGTTGCCCAATCACAGACAGAGGAAGATGTTGCTTTTCAAATACCGGAAATGCCGGAACTAGACGGAGAACATGGACTGAAAGTACAGCCTTACCCCTATCAACTGCAAGGAATTGCACGAGGCTTGCAACTGAAACGGTTTATCAATGGAGACGATATGGGACTTGGTAAACAACAACCGGTCAGTAGTTACGTGGCTACTCCAAACAGCTTCAGACGGATCGGAGAGTTACAAATTGGAGACGAGATATTCGGCAGGGACGGAAATGTATATGCCGTAAGCGGCGTGTTTCCACAAAAAGAACGCCGCGTGTTCAAAGTTACGTTCTCTGATGGCGTATCCTGTGAATGCGGGCCAGAACATCTGTGGTGTGTCCGAGATGTCAACCGTAGAAGAAAGGGGAAAGGATGGATCACCAAGACAACACAGGAGATCATGGATTCCGGCGTAACCTACAACCTGAAAGGTTTTGGCCATAACCATACAAGACGGAAATGGGAAATCCCAATGTGTGAACCTGTGAAGTACAAGGAAAGATTATACATCATCCATCCTTACATCATGGGGGTACTTTTGGGAGACGGCCATCTTTGCGGTGGTAACGGAAAACTGTCTTTCTCTACACCGGATATGGATGTGGCTATTGCCGAAAGGGTAAGAAAACTTTTACCCGGCGACATGCTATTGATACGGGACGATTACGCCACGTGTCCGCGATACAACATTACAAAGAATCCGACAGTCCACGAAAATCGTTTTTACCAAGAGATCAAACGGCTCAAAGCAGACAAACCGAGTGTAGAGAAATTCATACCATACGAATACATGCACGGATCGGTGGAACAGCGCATCGACCTCTTACGCGGTTTGATGGATACAGATGGATCGGGAAAGAAAAACAGGATCACCTACAGTACCCTTTCCTATGGCATGGCACGTGACATTGCCCTTTTGGTACGTTCCCTTGGAGGACAGGCGATCATACGCAGGTACGACAGGCGAAATGAAGGTAAAGGCGTGGAGTTTCAAGTAAACGTGAGGATCAAGGTTTGCCCGTTCTACCTCGAACGGAAAGCTGCCGAATGGAACATCAAAAAGACGAACTATTGTTCACGGTATATCTCGTCTATCGAATATATTAGAGAGGAAGATTCCGTATGTATAAGCGTAACCGCTCCGGATCATTTGTATCTGACAAACAATTATATTGTAACGCACAATACACTTGAAAGCATCGCCACTATCAACAAGGCCGACGCCTTCCCCTGCCTGGTAATCTGCCCGAATGTTGTCAAGATCAATTGGCAAAGGGAATGGCATAAGTTTACAGACAAGAAAGCGATGGTATTAACCGATTCCGTCCGCGATAGCTGGCCTTTCTTCTGGCAGACAGGCATGAACCAGGTTTTTATCGTAAACTACGAAAGCCTACGAAAATACTTTGTCCGGCGGATCATGAAAGCAGAGAAATGGACATTGAAAGATGTCGAATTTCACAACACGATCAAACTGTTCAAGTCCGTGATAATCGACGAATCGCATAAAGTCAAATCAACGGCCACCCAGCAGACCAAGTTTTGCAAAGGCATTGCATCCGGGAAAGAATATATCATCTTGCTGACTGGGACACCTGTTGTCAACAAACCAAAGGATCTGGTTGCACAATTGGGTATTATGGATCGCATGATCGATATGGGTGGATGGAAAGGTTTCATGCTTCGGTACTGTTCCGGTCCTAACCAAGCGAGCAATCTAAAGGAGCTAAATTATAAGCTATGGCAACACTGCTTCTTTCGTCGGGAAAAGTCGAAAGTACTCACCCAGTTGCCGGATAAAGTGCGTCAGATCGTTTCCTGTGAAATCACGAACCGAAAAGAATATATGGATGCCGAACGCGACTTGATCGATTATCTGAAACGCTACAAGGAAGCGGATGATGAAAAGATTCAAAAGTCACTGAAAGGGGAAGTGATGGTCCGTATTGGTATTCTGAAAGATATTACCGCACGCGGCAAACTGAAAGAGGTGATCGACTTCGTGAAGGACTTTCAGGAGAATGGCAAAAAGATTATCCTGTTTTGTAACCTGCATGACGTAGTAGACCGTCTGTTGGCCGCTTTCCCCTCTGCCGTCTGTGTTACAGGGAGGCAAAGTATGGAAGAGAAACAGGCCTCTGTCGACGCTTTCCAAAAGAATCCGAAAACCGACGTCATCATCTGTTCCATCAAAGCCGCCAGCGCCGGTATTACGCTCACAGCAGCCAGCGATGTCGCCTTTATTGAGCTACCTTGGACGTATGCAGATTGTGATCAGGCAGAAAGCCGTGCCCATCGCATCGGGCAGAAAGACTCTGTGAATTGCTACTACCTGCTCGGCCGTCGGACAATCGACCAAAAGCTCTATCGGATCATCGAAGAGAAAAAGCACATCAGTAATGCCGTATTGGGGGCTGAAGATAATATCCAGACAAATATTGTCGATATGGTAGCCAATCTTTTTGATACGAACGAAGAGGAGGAATAAGCATGAAAGTAAATATAAAAATCATAGCAATGTTACTCACTGTTCCCTTTCTTATTTCAATATGTATAGGTGGATTGTTTCTTATCGCCGGGATTGTCCTAAAATCATTAGGATACCTATTCTCATTCGCCCCTAAATTGGCTAAAAAAGAATGGAACAACTATTTCCAATATCTTAGATAAAAGAAAGGCAGCGCCTCACAGCGCCACCCTCTTACAACCAGAAACAAATATATCAAATAAGGACGACTATGGCAAGTGAGGCATTGAATAAATATATAGAGAAACGTTACGACAGGTGGCTGGATTACGCTAAGTATCACTGCTCACTTGCCGGAATGACAGACGAAGCTATTGACGTATTGAACGAGGTAATGTGTATGCTGCTTCAAAAGCCCCTGGAGCATCTCTCCCGGCTAATGGAAGCCAAACAGGGTAAATATACTGAACTTGACTTCTATATCCTGCAAATGATAAAGCTAAACGTTACCTCGGATACATCTCCCTACCGGCATAAATACAAGCCTATTCCGGTAGATGAGAATGTAGATTGGCGACGGCTGAATATCATCGACGAACCCGACGACAGTCCGGACCGCTCCGAGTATATCCGGGGACGTATGCAAGATATCCGGAACCTGATTGACCAGTTAGGGTTATCCGAAAAAGCCAAACGGATCTTCGCTTGGAAATTCTTTGCCGGAGAATCTTTCGCGGATTGGCCGGGACCGGAAAGTAGGAAAGAATTATATGAAACCTATAAAAGTGTTTTCAATGCGGTGATGGAGAAGAAGGAGGGGAGGTTGCTGTTTTGAGAATAGCACGACATTCAAAATAGGACAATATAAGGCCATTGTCCTATTTGAATGTCGTGTAAGCAAACTGAAATTATTCTTCTACAAACAGATTGAGTTTTCCGTTTGATTCACCAAGCTCTTTATTTTGATATATTGCCATTAGTAACTATATTTACAACCTTTTTCCCCTAAAAGCAAAATGCGAAAAATTTATAAATCAATCATGAATACATTAGATCAAGAAGCACCAGAGTATATCTATAAATATGGGACATGGGATGATATTTTGTTCCGGAGACTTATAACTGAACAAGTAGCTTATTTTGCATCCCCTGAAATATATGGAAAAGAACAGGATATAATTCATAAAATTGATCGTTGTGTCTTAGATGAAAATAACCGATTACAATTTTATAGAGATCATTACAAAAAGCAGTATCCAGATTGTTCTGAAGATGAAATTTGTCGAATGGCAAAAAATGCCTTAAAAAACAATATCATAACAAAAGATAAACTATCTGAGTTTGAACAATATTGGCAAAAAATATACTATGAACTTATTGGTGTATTTTGCACAGGACGAACCCCTTATGAAAAAATACTATGGAGAGATTTTGGAAAAAAGGCAAAGGGGGAAAATTCCATTAGTGGTATATGTATTCAAATTGATCGGGAACTGGCTTTTTCTGGCTTGTTTGGTACAGGGAAAAAAACAGACTACGGCTCTCCTGTTTCATTCAATCCCCTTCTTATATTTCAATCTGACACAGAAGCAATAAAATATGCAAGAGAGTTTCTATTTACTTTACCTGCTGATTTTTGCGAAGAAAATGAATATCGAATTATTCGATTGTTTACAAAAAATGAAAGCAGAGAGATTCCAATTCCTAAAGAATCAATCAAGCTAATCATATTACATCCTAAAATGGGACCAACAAAAATAAAAGAGATAAAAGAAAGTGTCCAATCCATTCTCCCAGATACAGAAATTAAGCAACTGAAAAAAAGAGGTTCCGAATATAATTAGTTTCAATATAGCGGTTACAAAACCGCTATATATTATCTACGTTTCTTTATCAACCATATAATCACACAGCCAACTCCAAGCAATAGTAATCCAGAGAGAACGCCAATTGCCCAACCACCAACGTCCATTTTAAATTGCTCCCATTTGGTAAGTTTTCGCTCAACCTCTACAGGGACTTCAATCTTACGATCTACAATTATTTCCTTAGATGGTAAATATATTGTGTCTGGCTTGACTTTCATGTTGGCTATCACCTGTCCTAAACTGTCAATCTTGAACTGTAACTCAACATTCTTGGAATTAGCGATATCAAACCAACGTAAGATCACTTTTCCATTCTCATCACATTCCATTAAGGCACGGATAGAGGCGCTATCAGCTGGCATGGGGTAAGGAATCAATTTGTCTATGTAAATTGAATCAGTACTGCTTCCAATCGGAATATATCTAATCCGTGCACGGCAAGAAGTAAACAAACTGAATAGAGCCACTATTAGTAGCCCTATCAATCCATATATTAATTCATCTTTATCTTTTTTATCCATCATAATAAGTTCCACCCGGCAATAACATCCGACATATCAGCATCTCTCCC